AGAATACGAACAGCTAGATGAAGATTGGCGTAAAATGGCAGGTGCTGCTGCCCTGGCAACTGGGATAGGGCTGGGAGGTCTAGCATACAAACATTTGGGCAATAAGCCAACCGCACAACCCACGGCATCGCAACAAGCTCCTGAGCAAGCAAAACCTGACATGCGTGCCATGTCAGGTAGTGAAATACAACAATTCATGCGTGATCAAGCACAGCGAATTAACTGGAAACCTAATGAATTTCAGCAGTTCATGGCACAGGTCATGCATGAAACACAAAATTTCAGTGCCATGGCTGAAAACTTGTACTATACAACTCCACAAAGAATCTACAAAACATTTACCAGTTCATTTCGCCGTAATCCAGCCGAAATAAAAAACTACATAAAAAATCCACAAGCCCTGGCCAATCGTGTTTATGCCAATCGCATGGGCAATGGCAATGAAGCAAGCGGTGATGGTTGGCGTTATCGAGGCAGGGGATTACTACACATAACAGGCAAACAGATGTATCAGCGTGTGGGACAGGGCATAGGAGTTGATTTGGTTAGTAATCCAGACTTAATTGCCATAGATCCTGAAGTTAGCTTTCAAGCAGCACTCTGGTACTGGAAAAACATCGTAGTTCCTAAAGTGGGTCGTCAATTCCAAGATACTAAATCAGTGACTAAAGCCATAAATCCGGCTATGGCTGGGCTTAAAAGTCGTAAAGAAAAATTTCAGCAGCAATCTAATCAGCCCTAATACTCTAGGGCAGATAAATACTGTATACTACGGAATTTTACGATGCCCAAAAGCAATAAATCTATCAACCAAGAGCTTTACGACCTGCTAGACACCAAAGGGTTTGACCCTGAAACTTACGATAGCAGCGGTAAGCGAGTTCCACTGCCAGATGACGCAGAGATTATTCAGTTCCATTTCCACCATGGTGGTGTGGATCATGGCACTGTGACTGTGACCATTGATGGTTTGCAGAAAATGAAAGTTTACTATAGTGATGACATTGTAAAAAGCTCCAATGGCATGCGTGACGAAGGAGCAGAAAGCAGCTGGACTACATTACTAAAGCAATTGAAAAAATTTGCAACCAAGCGACAGTTAGGGTTCAGTTTGGCTAACATGGATAAACTGGGTAGAGATATGGAAAAGCGTGAAGCCACACAGAAGTTAGAGGAAGGATATTACGGTACTCGTAGCACTAGTTTTAGTGATAATACTCCCCGTGATGTAAAGTTAGTCATCAAGCATAACAAAAAGCTAGAAGAAAATGACAAGCGTTATAGATTTATTGACAAGATATTTGTTGAAAACGTAGTGGGTGAGCGCCTGCTTTGCCCCACATTAAAGCCCAGCGAAGGTCGTGTTTTTGCCCGTCACATTGTTGAGGGTGGTCAGTATCGTGATGAACGATGGAACCACATTGCTGAAATGTGTGAAGATATCAAGAATCTCAGTAGTTTTGTTCGTGCCACTCGGACCAAGCAGTTCAACGAAAGTGTAGGGCGTGTTGTCAATGAAGCCACTGAGCATTATGGCAATCTTCGTGAAACCATGCGTAGACTGCAATCTGGTCGTGGTTACAATCAATACTTTGATAACTGGCGTCCAGCCATCATGGAAGATGATGAGCAGCCAGATTACGCCAGTATGTTCAGTCAGAGCACTGTTGACCCCAGAATTGAACGAGCCTTTCCTGTACTGGGTAAATTAAACATTCGCATCCAGGAAATGGCTGAAGTAAATGAATTTGAAAGTTGGGCCGACAGTATCATTCAAGAAGAACTGGAACCAGCCACTCGCCGTCAAGTTCAGGACCTAGTCGAGCTATTAGGCAGAGGCAGCGAACCCATGCCAGTGGGCGCTGACGCTAGTAGTGCCATTGGTGAACTTGCAGATATTATCGAGGACGAAAGTCTTAATAGCGAACTGCGCCAGGCAGCCGCCGCAGATCCTGACAATGATGCCAGACCCGTGATCATAGGCTGGATGGAACAACACCGTGACAATCCTGTTTATGACGAGGTTTTAAATAAACTTGAGAACAGTGGTAATGAAGAACAACCACAGCCGACTCCTAGACCAGCCCCCGCAGTAGCACAAGTAAAACCTCAGCAACCAACACAGAAAGATGCGTCACAAATGCCAGCCTTGGCCGAGAGTGACGAATTACAGAGAATCTTGCATTTGATTGGTAGGAAATGACATGCGTGAACTAAACGATTTTAACTGTTGGGCCCAGAGCATTATTAATGAGGCCATTACTGAAAAAACACAGCAGGCTAGTCCTTCGATAGATCGCACTATTCCTATTGAAAAAAATATCATGTATCAGGCGCAAAGAAAGTATCGTGATTTTGCGCCTGATCAAGCTTTGAACTTATTTTTGTCAGATAAGTTGGATGATTTTGACCGTCGTGACCTCGATCAAAACAAGGTTATCAACCGTCAAAGACAAGAAAATGAACGACTGCGCTCACAAGTAGGTCAGATGGGCCAAGAGCTTCAGGATCTAGAAACTCGCAGTGCTGAAAGTGATGCTGAACTTGAAAGATTACGCTCATTGAGCGGCGGCCTTAGATCCGATATTGAGAAACGCAGGGTCAGTGGGCAAGAAGTACAAGAGATACTTGCTCAAATAGAGACCTTGAAAAACAAGCCTGGTATGGACCCCAAACAGTATGATGAGTTAAAATTACAAGTGGAAAAAGAAATAGAAGATTTCCGCAAAAATGGTGTCAATCCAGAAAAGTTTGCCGAGTTACAACGATCACTTGAAGGAATGGCCCAAGCAAGTGAGTTGAGCAAAGACAGCGTGCAACAGGTTCAAAACATGCTAGGCAAGGTAGAAGCTGGGCGCAAAGAAGTTGAAGCGGGTAAAATGGATGTAATGGCAAAACTGCAACAGCTAGAAAAAGAACAGGCAGATTTTGAAAAAGAAGCAAAGGAAAAAGAAAAAGAAGTTGAGAAAAAGTTAATTGCTGCCGCGATACGCGCCGGCCGGCGCGGCAAACCAGCTGAATATAAAATCAGCAAAAAAAGATTAGATCAACTTGAAAATGATGTTATACCTGCTTTATTAAAGCAAGCTGATGTACTGACAAAGCAGAACCAAGAACAAGCCATTATTAATATCAATCAAGACCATGAAATCGAAGATACTATTGAAAAATTAAATATTATTTCTTCGGCAACCGGTTTAAGTAAAAAGATAGGCGCACCAGTGGTAAAACCCGTGGGCCAAATGTCACAAGAGGTTGACCAAGACGAAGTTTACAAAGCTATGACCAAGGGCAAAGAAATTCCCCCTGCTCCATTTGCTCAAGCGCAACCCGAGACACAGGTGGAACCTGAACCTGAACCTGAAATGGATCAAGAACAGCCCAGTGATGTGGATAAAGAGCCAGATTACAATCTGGGGGACATTGGGAAATTAGTGGGTAAGTTTAGTAGACAACCACGCAATGTAAAAAAAGGTAGTGGGGGCATTATGTCAAACATTTATGAAGCAGAACAAGAAGGTGAAGAAGAACGAGAATTGACTGATGAAGAATATGAAGAATTGATGGAGAAACAACTTCTTCCTGCGCTACTTAACATTTATAGATCATATTATCCTGATGACCTTCGTAACTATACACAGGATCAAATCAAAGATGTAATGCGATATTGGGCGCCAGGTGGTTTGCTTATTTATGGAAAAGATGTAGAAAAAATTCGAACACTAAAATTTTTGAGTTTCGTGCATAATAAGTTGAAAAAGATACCACCTGCAACTCCTGAATTGTTCCCCCCAGGATCTTTGCCAACACCCCGTAAACCTTTGGCAACTACATCACCAACAGCCAATTTATCAACTAGCGAACCAGCAAAAATGTCTGTGACACCTCGTACCCCAAGCTTTCCTCCGGGCCCAGATGATGTAAGTGAAAGCAAACTACCCAAGAAATTGTCACAGCAATTAGACACACTGGCTGAAAATATCTTGGGTGAACAATACAGTAAATACTTACGATGAGAGCATACCAATTCTTATTTGAGGCCAAGGGGCATTTACCACATCCTGAAGATGATGTGTTCTTACAACCGGATGCTGGCGCCAGAGCCATTCAGGCCATCGAAGCCACTGCCCGTGATCCACGCACTGTGACCATCAAGTGGGACGGATATCCAGCACTAATATTTGGTCGTGGCCCTGATGGCAAGTTCACCATCATGGACAAGCACATGTTCAACAAGCGTGATCCAGCAGCACGCCAGTTACATAGTCCAGAAGCCTGGGCCCAATATGAACGGGCGCGTGGTGAGGCCGCAAGAACAGGATTGCTTCAAATAGTGCAAGAAATTTGGCCAGGTCTGGAACGAGCCAGCAGTCAGGCTGGCCCAGGATACTACTGGGGAGACTTGCTATTCAGTAGACCATTACAGAATGAAAATGGTGTTTATCGTTTCCGAGCCAACCCCAATGGCATCACATACACAGTGGATACGAACAGCGATGTGGGTAAATTGCTCACAAACAAACAAGCAGGCATAGCAGTGCATCAATATCTGGATTCCAATGCTCCAAGCACTGACGATGCACAGAGTTTACAGGGAACCATTGGCCGTCTACAGAACAACAGCAATGTGGCCATAGTGCCCAGTGCCATGCCTGTTCAACCCAAGATACAAATCAATCGTGGCCTTTTGACCAAGGCTAAAAATAGTGTGGCTCGCCTGGGACCAGTTGTGCAAGAATTCATGAATGGTGCACCACAAGCACGAACAGCATTTGAGCAACTGTTTACCACATACCTGAATCGCCGCATTGTGGGTGGCAACCTGAACAATCTGGTTGATGGCTTCTACGAATACTTCATGCAACGTCCCATGACGGACCGCATGAGAGCCAAACTCACAGAATACCTACAACAGAACAGTCAGGCAGTTCAAGCAGCATTCCAACTCTGGATTGACATTTACAATTTGAAACAAAGCGTAACTGATGATCTGGATCGTGCAGCAGCCAGCAGCCCAGTACAGGGCTATCTACAAGATGGTACACAAACACAAGAGGGCTTCGTGAGCAATGGTTACAAGTTTGTGAATCGCATGGGCTTTGCCCGTCAGAACCTGGCCAGCCGTCAGCAACAACCTGTCAGTGAAGCACAGGGTGACAACCTGGAAACACTGGTGATCTATCCTGGTGGCTTCCATCCATTCCATCTGGGACATGCTAGCGTGTTTGATCACTTGGCTAAAAAGTTTCCAGATAGTGATGTGTTTGTAGCCGCAACTGATACCAAGACTGAGCGACCTTTTGGTTTTGATGACAAGGTATTCCTGGCCAATCAGAGTGGTGTGCCAAAAGGACATTTTGTGCAAGTTCGCAGTCCATACCAGGCCCGAGAAATTACACAAAACTATGATCCTGAAACCACTGCTGTGGTGTTTGCTGTGAGCGAAAAGGACCGTGATCGTTTCAATTTCGCCCCCAAGAAAGACGGCACTCCTGGTTACTTCCAGCCATACAAACCAGGAGCACTACAACCCATGAGTAAGCATGGTTATATCTACATTGTACCCAAGGTAGATTTTGGTATCGCTGGACAAAAAATAGACAGCGCCAGCCAGATACGCAACATGTATGCTGATGGTGATGATGCCACACGCCAACAAATAATCCAGGATTTATATCCCAGAGCAAAAGCCCCCAAGCGAATCAAAAAGATTTTGGACAATGTGCTGGGAGGCTTGAACGAAGCAGACAATCCAGATTATTTTGGTGGCAGCAGTCAGAGTGCCATACCAGGCACACCCAGCGACCTACAACCACAACCAGACCCTGAAGAAATCCGTGCCCACAATCGTGAAATGGCACAGATGCGCCGCTGGATGGGTCATACCAGCCGCTGGTAAAACTGCGTAAAATCTTGTACTATTTTTGCCCGGTCTGGGCAATAAGTACTCTTGACACATCTGAAAAGTAGCGTATACTTGATGATGTATCTCAGTTCTCTCCTTGAGGACTACACTTTGATACTTAGTTGATACTACACTTTGGCATTTTTATAAAGGAGAAACAATATGTCACTAGCAGCAATCCGCGCTAAATTGCAAGCGCAAGAAAATCGCACCACTCAAAATCAGGGCATGGCCCAGAGCGACAACGGCATGTATCCACACTGGAACATGCAAGAAGGTCAATCAGCCACTGTTCGTTTCCTGCCTGATGGGGATACCAGTAATTCATTTTTCTGGGTTGAGAAGGCCATGATCAAACTGCCTTTCCAGGGCATCAAGGGCCAGGCTGGTAGCGAAGGCAAAGAATACATCGTGCAGGTTCCCTGCATGGAAATGTATGGCGAAAACTGCCCCATTCTGGCAGAGGTTCGTACCTGGTACAAGGACGAAGGCCTAAAGGAAATCGCTAACAAATACTGGAAGAAGCGTACCTATCTGTTCCAGGGTTTTGTTCGTAGCAACCCCCTGACCGAGGATAAGACTCCCGAGAATCCCATCCGTCGTTTCCTGATCAGCCCACAAATTTTTGGAGTAATCAAGGCCAGCCTGATGGATCCTGAAATTGAGGAATTGCCCACTGACTTTGTTCGTGGTCTGGATTTCAACATCAAAAAGACCAGCAAGGGCGGTTATGGTGATTACACAACCAGTGGATGGGGCCGTCGTGAAAGTGCCCTGACCGAAGTAGAACAAGCCGCCATTGAGGCACATGGCTTGTTTAACTTGAAGGACTTCTTGCCCAAGAAGCCCAGCGACACTGAACTGCGTGTGATCAAGGAAATGTTCGAAGCCAGCGTTGATGGTCGTCCTTACGATCCAGATCGTTGGAGCCAATACTACAAGCCCTGGGGTCTGAATGTGGCTCCTGCTGGCCAAAGTGCTGGTAACACTGCTGATGCTGGTGATGAACCAGCTCCGGTTAGCCGCCCACAGCCTGCCGCCAAGGCAGAGCCAGTGGCCGAAAGTGCCAGCACTCCTCCCTGGGAAGGTGAAGAAGAAGCACCTCGCCCCACAGCAAAACCTGCTGTTTCAAGCGATAAAGCCCAAGACATTCTGGCGATGATCCGCAGTCGCCAGCAAAACAAAGTAGCCTAAACGCTCTCACAATGGCCCAGTCAATCTGGGCCGTTGTGCTATAGATGGGAGAAACATCATGACATTACCAGATGAAAGATACCGTGCCCTCAAGCAAGGTAAAAAACTATTAGAAGAACTATGTGATCCAGGAAAAACACCTCGTGTGCCCAGCGCAGTGCGTGAAAGGGCACGTGGTGTGCTACGCCATTTTCCATTAGATTATGAACTGGAACGCCTGGCACAAAGTTGCCCTGAACTACTTGACACAGAACCCTTCAGCCCGTATCATACAGGCAAACAAGTAGCAAATAGCAGAGGATAAAGTGAAGAAACCGTTTGACCTAAGTAAATTTCGTAAAGACATTACCAAGAGCATTGAAGGCCTGAGCATTGGCTTCCATGATCCCACTGACTGGATCAG